CTTTTTTTTTTTTTTTTAATAAAAATATTGTGTTGAATAATCCCCTTCTTTGTAGGTGCGGGATTATCTCTAATGTTTTTTTCTCCTTTTTTTTTTTTTTTTTTAACTTCACCTATAGCATCTTTAACTAATTTAGGTTTTTTTTTTTTTTTTTATAATTGTTTTGTCTGTACTTCTAAATCTGTTTTTTTTCTTTTTACAGGTTTACCTTCAGCTATAGGACCAAACACACCAAGCGTAGCCCATACTGCAGCAGATGCTAATCTATCTTCATTACTAGCTTCCCAACCTGCACTTAAATATCCTGTAGATCCAAGCACAGCCATTCTAGGTAATATATTTAATTTATTAGCTACATTTAATATTGTACCTGTACCATAACCATATGCTCCTGAAATAACAATATCAGAAAACTTACCATCATCTATTTCACGAATCATGTCAGTAATACCAATACCTGCTGGTAATGCATTACCTCTTTGTAAAAATCTACCAGTGCCTCTTAGTGCTCTAGCTGTTTTACCTACACCACCTACAGTTTGTAATCCTTTACCTGCCATACCTGTAGCTCTTATAAAAGGTATGTAAGATACAATTGTAGGTAATGCCATACCTAAACCATACCAAAACTTTTCTTGAAAGCCTTGGGGTTTAGCCATGTTATTATATTCTGGATTTATATCATGTGCAATATCTTTAAGATAACTTTCTGCATAATCAAAGATACTATCTTCAGTAGGTTCAAATCCTAATGTTTCTCTACCCCAGTCATAGAATCTATCTAATCCACCAGGTACACTACCTATTAATTCTAGTGCATGTGATGTACCTGCTTTTACACCTTCAACAAAATAATTAGGATTACCTCTTAACTTTTCTGTTCTCTCTGATAATTGTGGATCTAATTTATAAGGATCATTATTAAATAGATCAAAGTTAAAAAAGTTCTTTTGAGATACAGTTTTATTACCATAAGGATTTGTATCTATCCCTGCAGTAAAATAAGTTTGTAGCGAAGGATGGAGGGTTTGAAACTCCTCCTGTTTATTATTGGTTGTTAAATCCATTACGTCCTATCTTGTTGTCTAGCTATTGCTTTCTTTAAAAACTCTGGTAATTCTTGACCTTGAAATCTTTCAGGTATATTATAAGTTTTACCTCTGTATTCAAATGTTGTAGGATTTTCTTTTTTCTTAGTTTCTTTTTTTTCTGTTTCTGTTCTTTCTGGTGTATCTATAAAACCATAACCACCTATCTGTATACCTTCTTCCATATCAACTGGTTGCATTCTATTATAGAAAGTCATAAAGTTTTTAAATCTTTCATCACCTTGTGGTCCTTCTATAAACTGCTCTCTCTTAGGCATCATCATGTTACCTTTATCATCAAAGAATCTTTCTTTAACAGTATTAACATAATTTTGTACTTCAATAGGTTGATCACTTAATTTTCTAGGATCTTTAATAAAGTCCATAATTGGTACAACTTGAGATACACCTTGTTCATTTTGTGGTAAATTAATATTACCTAAACCATCCATATCAGGTGTATACTTAACTGGTTCTACTTTAGGTGTTTCTTTAAATACATCTGCTCTATCTCTACCAACAATCATTTGTGATGACTTACGAGAGAACTGATCTATTAAACCTAATTGAGATAACATTAAGTTATTAACTTGCCCAACTAATACTTGTCTTTCTTCATCGTTTTCTGCATTAGCAATATTTAAATTTAATTGTGCTATCTGTGCAGCAATGTTTGTACCCGATGCATCTAATACCTGTGACATAGCTTTAAAAGTCATAGGTGATGAGAAGTTAAGTGCATCTAATGGATTAATATTATTCTCATATAATTTTTTATCTATAAAATCTGATCTAGCCACACTATCATTTGGAAACTGTGCTTTTGCATTAGCAGTTATAATATTAACTTTCATAAAGTTTAAGTTAGCATTACCTTCAACTGTACCAGGGAATGTATTTAATATACCATAACCTTTAGCAGTAATAGATGCTACTCTAGTTAATTGATCTGTAATAGCATCAGGAGTTGCAACACTAGCTTCTGCTTGCTCTATGTTCATTAATAGTTTATCTGCTTGTGGCATCTTACTAATAGCTGATAACTTAGCTGCATGCTTTTGTTTCTCTGCATTAAACAAATCTTCTGATGGTACATAAGGGCTTGTTAGTTCTATGTCTGCACCAGGGTTTCTAGCAAACCAATTAGCTACACCTCTTTTTACATCATTAATATCATCATATTCAAATAAACTTCTTTGTTCATTAAATATTTTACCAACTAATCTGTCTGATATTTGGTCTACAGTTAATTCACCTGGAGTTATACCAAATGCTTGAGGATTGTTTCTAACAATATTATATATCTGTTTTCTATTATTAAATGCGTTTTCTGTTTTAGCAAATGCTTGATTTTCTTTATCTAATGATATATTAGCCATTGTGGCATTTGTTGCAGCATCTCTTTCAGCTACTGCTTGTAATCCTTGAAGACCCCCAATTGCTACATCTGTAAATACTCCCATACTATTCTCCTCTTACCATTAAACCTTGCATTGGTTTTAGTTGTTCTAAAGGTGACATTTCTAAATTCATCTTTTGCATTTCTTTATTTTGTTTCATGTCTAATTTTCTTTCAGCCATATCTCTAAAGAAGTTTTCATCTTCAGCATCACCCATATTAACTTTTGCAGGTATCTCAGCTAATGCAGCTTCACCTGCTATCATCATTGCTACAATAGGTTCTAATAGTTTAGCAACATCAACTGTCCACTTACCTTCTAAAAATCCTGAGAACGTTATAACTTTTACTAATGCTTCAATAGGTATGCCCATTCTTAAAAGAGTAAACATTCTAGCCATGTTTTCTTCTTTCATAATACTTTCATAAACTGCATCAGTAGCTTCTTCAATTGACGCTGTTTGAGGCGGATGCTCCCAAGGATAATTACCAGGCTCATCTGTTAATGATTGACCAGGTATTGGTGCATCAAACATATTAGTGCTAGGTTCTTCATAAGATGGCGTACTGTCATCTTTTTGATTTCTAAATTTTTCTATTAACGCCTCTAATTCCATTATTGTTTATCCTTTTGTTAAACTTTTATATCTTGACTTTTGTGTGTATAAATATCTTACTGTATTTTGTAACTGTGCATATTTATAAAAAGATGCTTCAGGTATATCACCAAAACTAGATACACCAGCTCTTGATCTAGATGTACCACTCATTTTATATTGTGCTAAATTCATGCTAGGATTAACTAGCCCTACAGGAGGACTCTTGTCTACATCACTTGTAGCTGATCTAAAAGCACTAGCAATGCTAGCTACTCCACTACCTATATCTCTAGCTGCGTCCATGCTAGGACTTCTAAAAAAATCTACAGCACCTTTTCCTATTTTTTTTGCACCTTCAAATGCATCACTAAAAAAACTAAAATCTAAAGCCATCTATCCTCCTATTTTGTAACTAGTGCAATACCAAATTTACCTAATAATTGGTATAATGCAGATGTTTTATTTGAATCTGCTAAATCTAATTCAGTTGATCTTTCTAATGCAGCCATTGCTACATTATGTGCTCTATCTTCAGATTTTTCTGATGAACTATTTACCCATGCTGCTTCATCTCTCCATTGTTGCCATAAAGATGATAAAGCAAAGTTAGACATGTTTAATAAGTTTTGAGCATTTAACTGATTAGTTGCATTTGTTACAGTTGTATTAGCTGTGTTAATTGTTCTTCTCCATTCAACATTAGACTGATCAATTACTCTTTGATTCTGTACATTAAATCTTTGACGCTGATCTTCTAGCTGTGCATTAAATTGATTTACTACAGCAGCTCTATCTGCATTTGATTTTTCTACTGCCATTTTATTTTGAGCATTTAATCCTGAAATCTTATTTGATTCAGCTGTAGCAAACTGATTCATAGCATCTGATCTTGCAGCATTCTGTTCATTTATTTGTGCAGTTAAGTTAGAATAAAATTGATCTACTTGATTTTGACTTTGTGCATTAAACTGTCTAGCTGCATTTTGAGCAGCTTGATCTGATAGCAAAAAGTTTTGTCTAACATTTAAATTTTGTAATGAGGCTTGTTGTCTATTAGACAAGTTAGCCATATCCATTTGGAAATAATTATTGGCATTTGTAATAGCAGCTTGTTGTCTATTATTAAGGTTTTGAAATATCATTGCCTTGTATGTATCTGCATCAGCTTGTGCTATAGGTATAGATGCAGTTAATAAACCATCAGCTAATGCTTCAGCCATCATAGAACTAGAACCTAGTCCTCTTTCTTGCATAGCTGCTTTTGTAGCACTTGCAACACCTCTTAAATATGCAGGTAATGCAGAACCTGTTTGTAATGATGTTTCAATATCTTGTGTTATATTTGCTAGCTGTCCTCTAACAGTAGCATCAGAAGTAATAGTTCCTGTTTGTGCTTGTGCTGCTTGAGTTAATCCAGTTTGTTGAGCAGCTGTCATTGTAGGGGTAGTACCAGCAACAGTTGCCGCAGTCATAGAAGCAGGTCCAGCAACTGTAGGTCCAGCTGCAGTTGTAGCTGTAGGTGCTGTAGCTGCCGTTACAGTGGGTACAGTTCCAGCAGTTGGTGTAGCCGCTGCTACAGTTCCAGTAACACCAGGTGTAGTCATGACTTCACCAGTTTGGACACTCTGTATTACAGGTTGAATTTGAGTGCCTGCAGGTGCAACGGTTCCAGGAGCTGTAAGTAATGTATCTAGTAATGATACAACTTTACGACTTTTATCTTGCTCTACAGTTGTTGGTTGTAATGCACCTTCGGCTAAAGTTGTTGTGTTAGGTGCGTCAGTATATTTAGTTGCCATTATCTCCCCTGTCGATTATATTTCTTGAAGCTACGCTTCTCTTGTTTATTTTTATTTTTCTTATGAACTCTTGGTCGTTTCTTAGGTTTTGGTCTAGGTACAAAATCTTTAAACTTCCGTGCCATTATGGTTTAGTTGGCCATGTAATGTTATCTACATCACTAGCTGTATCATCCTCTGTTACTGTACCAGGTAAGTCTCTTAGCTTTTGCCTATATGTAGTCATATCAGATGTCATAACAATATCAGATAAACCATAGTGATCTGTTTCTTTTAACAGATTATTTCTTTTTTGTCTTAGGTTTGCTAAAGCCCTATCTTTAGCACCATTAGTC